GAAAGATTTTTTCGGAATGGAAAAATGGAACTATAGCGGATGGTTGACCAGTTAGAGCCAAAAGACGACGGCGCGCAGGTGGATCCAGCCTCGATGACGCCCGAGCAGATGCGCGCGGCATGCGAGGCGCGGGTGTTGGTCGAGGCGGCCGATCTCGCGGCGATCGGCGCCGGCGGAAACGGCAACGGGAAGGGAGATATCGATTACAGATTCCTGAAGCGCTGCCTGGACTGTAACGAGCTAGGCGACGGGATCTTGTTCTCCCGCCTGTGCACTGGCAAGTTCATTTTCAACGCGAGCAGCCAGGGATGGCTGCGGTTCAACGGCAACAACTGGGAGCTCGACATCGAGGGCCGCAGCCTCGCCGCCGTGGAGGACGTCTCCGAACGCTACCTCACCATGCTGGACACGCTCCTCGCCAAGAAGAAAAAGGCCTCGGATGACGCCGACGGCAACCGGGTCCTTCGCATCATCAAGGTTGAGAAAAAAGTGCTCAAGCGCGTTTCGCGCCTGCGCAGCGATCGCGGACGCCACAACGCCCTACGGCTCGCCTCCAGCAACCGGGAGCTCGCGCTCGTCGCCCGCGAGGACGACTTCGATCTGAACCGCTGGCTGCTCCCGGTCAAAAACGCCGTGATAGACCTGCGCACCGGCGAAGCGGTCCAGGCCCGCCCGGAGGACATGCTGCTCAAAGCCTGCCCGACCGAGTGGCTCGGGATCTCGCACCCGTGCCCCACCTGGGAGCGGTTTCTGCGCGAGATCTTCCTCGCCAACGACGAGATGATCGAGTTCATCCAGCGCATTCTGGGCTACGCCGTCACCGGCGACGTCAGCGAGCACGTCCTGCCCGTCTTCGTCGGCGCCGGCCGCAACGGCAAGGGCACGATCTTCGAGATGATGCATCATGTCCTCGGCGACCTGTGCCAACCCATCCAGGCCGAAATGCTGCTCGACAGTGGGCACGCCCGCAGCTCCTCCGCCCCCTCCGCGGACATCATGGGCCTCAAGGGCCTGCGTATGGCCTTCGCCTCCGAGACCGGCCGCTCACGCAACTTCAGCATGGAGCGCGTCAAGTGGTTATCCGGCGGCGATACCCTGAAGGGCCGCTGGCCTAACGACAAGTTCGAGGTCACTTTCGCCGCCACCCACAAGCTCTTCCTCGGCACAAACGATATCCCGAAGGCGATTTCGGACGACTTCGCATTCTGGCAAAGGGTGAAGGTGGTGCGTTTTTTACTGTCCTTTGTAGACGAGCCCAGGGCCGATAACGAGCGGCTGCGCGATAAGTCCCTCCTTAACAAGCTCAAGGCCGAGTCCTCCGGGATACTCGCCTGGCTCGTGCGCGGCTGTCTCGAGTGGCAGCGCATCGGCCTAAAGCCGCCCGAAAGCGTCAAACACGCCACCGAGGAGGAGCGTGCCAGCGGGGATTATCTCCAAGACTGGATCGATGAGTGTCTGGTAATGGACAAATACGCCGAGACCAAGTCCTCCAAGCTATATTTCAACTTCGTGTTCTGGTACGAGCAGACGGTCGGCAAGAAGCGCACCCCCAGCCAGAACGCCTGGGGTAAGATGATGGTCAGGCGCTTAAAGCGTGAGAAGCACGGCGTCTACATCTATTACGGCGTCGCCTGCCCGGATCTGCCGATCTGCGAGAACATCGGCCCGGGCGATAAGTTCTGCGGAGTCGAAAACCTGCCGTCTGCCGTAAAATGCCATAAGTGCGGGAAAAACCTTGATAATGGTGATTCTTTCAAGCCATGACACCCGCCAGGCGCCGAAGTGTTTGGACCTTCTGGACCTTTATTCATGGGTGCGCCTACAGCACACAATATATTTTAATAATATTTTATTTAACTCCCTAATAAGGAAAAAAGGTCCAAGAGGTCCACGAGAAAATGGGAAACCACCTTAGAAATTTAATAGAATCTTACGAAAGCGGTCAACTCGACGTCATCGATGGGATTGAACACGGCCACGATGATGTGGTTGTGATGGATTGGTTTCGTAGTGTTTGTAATAATGCGGTTTGTTTCGATATGGGTGAAGTCGAAAAATTAGCGGTTTTTTCAATTCAACCAAAGCTATTTAAACTACCATATCAGATATGTTGGTTTGAGTGTTTTTGTGACGTGGACCCGTCCCCAGGGATGCTGGCTGGAAGGCACTTGGTAGGAATGTTGGCGAGAGAGCCTAATGATGATGGAAATAGCGTCTTTGTCTTGATGTTCAGTAAGCCACCCGCGATGAAATGGTGCTTGAGGGGCATCTTTTGGGCATGGGTTGAAGATAATAAAATAAAAACAGAGCAACTTCCTGGTTATTTAGATGATGGAAGAACCAAAAAGCATCCAGCCGCAGAATTTGTAGACTATTACAAGCAACCGTTATTCAGTTTTATATCTGCTCTTAACTGCTGCAATATCGAACGAATCAACACTCCTATTCCTGAAAAACTTCAGAAAGCGAGATCAAAGAGAGAAAAAAAACCACTATTTTCAACTTGGACCCTTGAAATAGATTTAAATCACGAGGCATCTGGTTCCTGTCGCGGAAACGGTACGCATGCAAGCCCGAGAGTTCACCTTCGCCGAGGGCACATAAGGCACTACAGAGGTGAAAAATGGTGCTGGGTGCAAGCCTGTGTCGTTGGTAATAAAAAAAACGGTATAGTTTTGAAGGATTATGCTGTCAAAGGATACTAAAATGACGGTGGCGCTGGAAAAACTGGGAGAGGATGAGCGTATCCGCATCGCGGAATCGCTTTTCGAGGTGACCCGTCGCGCCGGATCGGACGGTGAGATCCACGGTCTGTGCCCGATCCATGGCGAGAAGAACCCGTCTTTCAGCTACAACGTCGCAAAGGACACCTACCACTGCTTTTCATGCGGAGCCTCCGGGGATCTGGCCGCCCTCTGGATACTGGTGAACGGCGGTGGTTTCCGCGATTTCCTGCGCGAAAACGGCATCGCACCAGGGGGCGGCGCGTCTGAATCATCGAAATACCGCGCCCCCAGGGTGACAGGAGCAAGGCCTGCGCCGGCGAAACCATCCTCGCGGACAACTGCAGCCGCTCCCACCCAGGACGGTGTCGCCGATACCGAGCTCTGGCAACAGAAAGCCGCGGCCCTGGTCGACCACGCCGAAAAGTCGCTACCCGACCAAACATTCGTTCTGGGCTGGCTCAAAAAACGCGGTATTACCAAAAAGACAGCGATCGGGATGCGCCTCGGCTGGCTCGATGAGGAGCGCTATCGCCACCGCGCGAGTTGGGGCCTCAAGCAGATCCTGAAAGACGACGGCACGCCTAAAAAGCTGTGGATCCCGTCCGGCTTGGTGATACCACTGCTCGAAAGCCGCGGTGATGATCCGGCGCCATCCGTGCGCCGCATCCGGATCCGACGATTCGATGTTGAAAATAATAAATATATCGTGCTCCCGGGCCCGGCCGCGGGATGTATGACCTATGGCCTGCCGTACCGCGCGGCCGTCGTGGTCGAGAATTGGCTCGACGGCATCATGCTCGCCTCCCAGGTGGGGGACTTCTGCGCCATCGTCGCACTCGGATCGGCGTCGGCTAAGCCGGATGCGGCCCTAACCACTGTCCTTTCGGAGTGCGCTGTCATCCTGGTGGCGCTCGATATGGGTGATGAGAAGCACGCCGGCGCCAAGGCCTGGTTGTGGTGGAAGGAAACCTTCCCGCGCGCCAGACGCTGGCCGGTCCCGACCGGTAAGGACGCGGGTGAGGCCTTCGCCGCCGGACACTCCATGGAGGTCTGGATCAGGTCGGGACTCCCGCCGGCATGGTTTTCAGGACCAAATTTGGAAAGAATGAAAAGTGTCGAGGGGGAGGCATCGGACGGTGAGCGGCCCGTGGACGAAACAAAATGTGTTGTGGCAGAAACCGCGGCGCCGGCCTCCGCCATCGACGAACTCGCCGGCCTGCTGCGCAAGCACCCGGTGCAGATACGGGTCGCTCCGGATGGCTCGCGCGTGATCGTGTTGGAGAGCCAGGGCTGGAAGCGGCGCAACTGGGAGACCTCCAAGCGCATCAGTGAGCTGGTGTTCCGAGATTGCGCCGTGCTGGAGCACATCATGCGGCACGGGGAGGAGATTATCGATGGAAAAAACATCATTACATGAAACCAAAACGGGCGAGCCTTTGACCTGGGTGTGGGCCACAGACGGCCGCGGCGGGCATCCGTTAGGGTTTTACTGTGAGCGATGTGGAACGGAGGTTAAGGTCTCGCTGCCGATGTCGGTAAAAAAATACGTGAATGACTGTCGCAGATTTTTCAATGAGCACAAGCGTGCCTGGCCAGGGAGGACACCATCGATGGCTAAAACTAAAATCGAATGGGCCGATGCTACCTGGAACCCAATCACCGGATGTACGCCGGTCAGCGAGGCCTGCGACCATTGCTACGCTAAGCGCATGGCGACCAGGTTGTCCGGCCGCTATGGCTACCCAGCGGATGATTCGTTTCGGGTGACATTTCATCCAGACCGCCTGGATCAACCGCTGCGGTGGAAAAAGCCTCTCAGGGTGTTTGTTTGTAGTATGGCCGATCTTTTCCATAACAATGTAACCGATGACCACCTGCGGAAGATATTCGAAATCATGCGACGTGGCTATAATCACACATATTTTATTCTTACCAAACGCCCTGAACGGATGCGCGATTTTATCTTACAGCTACGAGCCGAAAAGGGCCCGGACTTCCGCCGATGGCCATTGCCTTTCGTATGGATCGGGGTCACCGCCGAGAACCAGGCCCGAGCCAACGAGCGCATTCCAATCCTGCTCCAAACACCTGCGGCGGGGCGGTTTGTGTCGGTTGAACCAATATTAGGTCCGGTGGATCTTAACGAGCGCGACTTTTTAATAGACAAACAAAGATTCAAATACACGCTTGTGAAATATTTGGACTGGGTGATTGTTGGCGGAGAAACCGGCCCAGGAGCGCGACCGATGCACCCAGATTGGGTGCAGTCGCTGCGGTATCAGTGCCAAGAGGTTGGTGTGCCATTCTTTTTCAAGGGGTGGGGAGAATGGCTGCCGTTAGATCAAGCGCATGATTTTACAGGAGATGGGATTGTCAGGTCGTGCATAGCTGGCGACGGAAATACCCCGGATGTTGGATTGTGGAGAAAGGCAGGAAAAAAACACTCCGGTCGCCTTCTCGACGGCCGCGAGTGGAACGAGTTCCCCGTAGGTGCGCAATGAAAACCCGCAGCATCAAAATCGTGTCTGACGGAAGGGCGTACAATACAAAGATCACCATCGCCGAGACCGGAGAAGAGCTCCCGATGGTGAGCCGCATTGATATCACACTCGATGCCGAAAATCGCGGTGGGCTTAGCAAGGCGCTGGTGCATATATGGTTCCCGGAGCTTGAAATAATAGCCGATGCCGTGCTGGATGGGTGGCCTCCGCCCGAGTTTGTGTTGAGAACCTTCAGGGCCTGGCAGCTGTTCGAGGCTTCAGGTGGTGTTAAGCCGTCCGCGGCCGATATTCAAGAGCTCAGAAATGCGGCAGAGTTTGCCCGCCACGGCCTGCGGAGAATTAACTGACACTCATGAGCGAAAACGCAGAAAATAAGACCGCGATCACGCCCGTCGAGTTGAGCGAACGCCATACCGCCGTGCTGGCCAATGCGCTGCGGATCGCCCAGGAGCGTGTGAACACGGATCCCACGGCGGCGAACATCGCGGCGGCCCAGGCGGCGAAGCGCGCGTTCGACGAGGCATCGTCTCCGCCCCCGGCCGGACCGCCCGAGAGGATCTACAAAAACAGGGAAGAGGTCCTGGATCAGCTGCAGCGCGAGGGCTATGCGCTCAAGAAAAGCAAGCTCTACAACGATTCAAAGCGCGGGCTGCTACAGTTGCGGCCGGACAAGTCCGTCACCGAGAGCGCGCTGCGAGCCTATATCGCCAACCCGGTGGCTCGCCTGGAGAAGCCTGCCGCGATCACTCCGGAAGAAACGTCGCAGGCCTCGGCGGAGAAGCAGCGCCACGAGACCGATCTGTCACGGGAGATGGCGCGCGAGCGCAAGCGCAAGAACGATGTCGCTGAGGGCCTGTTAATGCCGCGCGAGCAGGTGCACATGGAGTTGGCCAGCCGCGCGGTGGCACTCGAGGCGGGACTGAAGCACGCTATGAGCGTCGGGCTGCCGGGGATCTTGGAAGAGGCGATCGCGATAACCGATAAGACTGAGCGCAATATTCTCACGACGCGCCGATGCCACGAGCTCTTGGATGAGCAGTTAAACGAGTTTGCCAAGATCGATAGCTTCATCGCCGTGATCCTGGAGTCGGAGGAGGAGGAGGAACATGATTGATTGGATAGGCCAATACGACCGGCGCCTATTTATCGTTGTGGCGGCGATGACACTGGCCGTGGTGATTACTGGATACGGGCTTTTTCGCATGGGAGCGTATCTAACCTACAAGTCCATCGAGGGTCACATCGAGAAAAAAATTACCATGATGGTAACCGCGGAAGCTCTCGTTAAATAGAGACAAAATGCTCGCTCACACCGCACCCACATATACTGTCTCCCGCCCCGCGTGGCTATGGCCCGAAATTTCGGGACAGCTGCAGGACGCCGGCGGCAGACTTGAGATCGCGGGTGGCTTCAGCGCTGCGGACCGCAAGGTGCTGCGCAAGCGCAAGAAGATTCTGCCGAGCCGCTGGGCGGAGCAGCACCGCTGGGTGAGTCTCTCCAGTGTGCCGGGGCCCTGGAGGAATGATGTGACGCCCTACGGTGTCGGCATCATGGACGCATCGTTTTTCCAGAGCGTGCGCGAGATAGTGATCTGCGGCGCCCCCCAGACCGCGAAGAGCGACCTGGTGAATAACTGCATCGGCTATGCGGCGGACCGCGACCCCGGTCCGGTGCTTTACAACTACCCCGACCGCGACACGGCAAAAGAAAACGTGCGCGACCGGATCCAGACTATGATCACCGAGTCGCCCCGGCTAAAAGGCTACGTACGCTCGGTCGTGGACGACCTGCAGAATCTATACATCCGGCTCGCCCACATGCCTATCTATTTCTCCTGGGCGCGCTCGGTGCCGCGGCTCGCCAACAAGCCGATCAAGTACCTGGTGCAGGATGAGGTGGATAAGTTCGTCACGGCGTCGACATCCAAGGAGGCGGATCCGATCAGTCTCGCCGAGCTGCGGCTGCGCACCTACCGTGGCAGCTCGAAAAACTGGAAGATATCATCGCCATCGGTAGAGTCCGCGGCCGTCTGGCAGGCGTTTATCGCGGCTGACGTGCGCTTCGATTTCCATGTGGCCTGTCCGTTCTGCGGGTGCGGGCAGCGCATGGTGTTCGGTAAAAAGGAAGAGCCGTTCGGGATCAAGTGGCCGGAAAACGTGCGCGATGCGAACGAGATGGAGCGCGGAAACCATGCGCGCTACGAGTGCCGCGAGTGCCATGCGCACTGGGACGACGAGGACCGCAACAAGGCGGTGCGCGCCGGACAGTGGCGCGACCGCGATACCGGGACGGATCTGTGGGAATACCTGCGCATGAAGAAGCCCACAAAGATCGCCTTCCACATCCCGGCCTGGATTTCCTATTTTGTGGGTCTTTCGGACTGTGCTGCCGCCTTCCTGCGCGGGCTAAAAAACAAAACGAAACTCAAGGATTTCCAGAACGGCTACGCCGCCGAGCCATGGGTGCAATACCAGCAGGTGCGCAAGGAAGATGCGATTCTCGCCCTGCGCGACGATCGGCCGGAGGGGGTTGTGCCAGGCGGCGGTGTTGTTTCGGCGCTGACGGCAGCGATCGACACGCAGGACAACGGGTTCTGGTATCTGGTGATGGCCTGGGGCTATGCCGAGGCGGATCTAACGGTGCCGGCCTGGGTGGTGCGCTCCGGGTTCGTTTTGGGCTTTGGCGACGTGGACCAGGTTGTGTGCAAGGACCTCTACCGCGATGCGGCGGGTGTCGAGTATTCGGTGGCGCTCTCAATCCAGGACGCCCTCGGCCACCGCACGGCCGAGGTTTACAATTTTTGCCAGCTGCATCGAGGCAAAGTGATCGCAAGTTTCGGCCGCAACGTGATGGCTCAGCCGTTCGTGTGGAGCAATCAGGAATTCTATCCGGGCACCAAGCGGCCGATCCAAGGGGGCCTCAAGACCATCAATGTAAATACAAAACATTTCAAAGACGAGTTGAGCCGCCGCCTTGAGGTGGGGCCGAACGACCCTGGGGCGCTGCGCATATACAGCGGCTTCCCGGAAGGCTATGCGGCGCATTTCACGAGCGAGTTTGTGAACGACAAAGGCCTGTGGGACTGCCCGCCGAGTCTTCCAAACCACTTGTGGGACTGCGCCGTGCTCAACCTGGTGGCGGCGGAGTTGCTGGGGTTGAAGTATTTGCGCAAGCCGGGGGCTGCGGTAGACAATGTAAACGAACAGAACGCCACGGCGCGGGCCGCCGGAGGGGGGAGGTGGTGACAAATGAGTTGGTCTAAAAAAAAAGACAGATTTTATTATCCATTCTACAATACTCACGGGCATAAAGAATATGAAAATAATTTAAATAAACTTCGGATTGATTATGGATTAACGCTGCCGGAATTGGCCCAAAAAATCGGAATAAATAAATCACATGTTTGGAGAATTGCTGAAGGATATGAAGGACCGTTCTATGCCAGGACAAAAGAAACCGAAAAACCACAAGTTAAGAAATGGGGAAAAAAGTTATGTGAACTGTTTAATAACTGCGACATTTTAGAAATTTTTCCACGCGAAGGATGTTTTATTGGAGGGCATAAAGAGTTGACAGAATATCAAATCCATTTTTCTTTAACTAATATTGATAATTATAGACAGGACGCCTACGACAAACTCAATACAAAAATTTTAAAACAATCAATCATGCGAGTGATTAGGACATTAACCCCACGGGAAGCCTTTGTGATTAGAAAAATTTATGGAATTGGGTGTATGCCACTTCAAAAACATGCAATCGGAGCTTTGCTTGTCGTAAGCATCCAGCGTGTTTCACAAATAGAGATGAAAGCCATTAGAAAATTAAAGCATCCGGTGAGGACCAAGATATTGCAACAGATGTCCTCGGAGTGAAACCGAACGGAAGAAGTACAAACTGGTATCTTGAAATAGGAAACATGATCATCGCCGGATGCCAAATCAATTACGCCATATCAACTGGTCACTCAATGTAGACTGTGTTGTGGATTGGAGTGTAGATGCTTCCAGTGGGTCAAAAGAATATGAACGACCGTGCGCGATTTATTTCCCAGATCAACAGGAGATCAAATAATGAGTGAGCATACTTTCGGTATCAACACTATCGAGTTTGGCATGGACACGGCGTACCTGCGGAGAGACTCGGTGGATCAGTGGTGCCCATTTTTCGGTAAGAACTGCCAAGGAGTACCGGTGCGCTGCGGAAACTGGTGCCCACACTTCAAGCTGCGGCAGAACGGCGACCGGATGGTGCTGACGCTGACCTGCGGAAACGGTGCTCCCACTATGACGATCGAGGGGAGGGTGGATCCATGACGGATGCGCTGTTTATCGGGATCATGCTGGCGGTGACGTTTTTGCTTTGCATCATAACCGACTGAGGCGTGGGGATTTAGGTTGTCGGCATGACGGTCAATGGACAATTTTCAAAAATTAAACAGAAGCCGATGAGTGAGTTGGTTTGTGATTTTTGCAGCGAGAGAGTAGTCAACAAAATGTCATTTAGGTATTTTAGATTCAAACGCCTTGAAATAATTTCATGCAGTGAGTGTTGGATTGATCTTCTTGATGCCATGGAACCACCTGGGTATCCTCCTGTGTGGTTAAAAAAATACAAGGATACATAAAATCAATGACTCTGAAATACGAAGACAGCGAACCATTGAGAAGTTCGGTACATTTTAAATGCGATATTTGCGGCCAGGAAGAACGCATTATGGCATACGAGGATCATACTTGCTCAAAATGCGGCCAAAACTACGATTTCTTTGACGACGCCCATACAGTCCAGCTTTCAGAAGGACAACTTGAATTGCTTAGGCGTGACTATAAATGGAGATTTGGGATTTAACCAATAGGAGACGATATGGCTAAACTTCAAGGCATAAAAGAAATCGCTACCCACTTGCGGGTGTCCGAGCCGACAGCCTACATGCGCATCAAGCAATGCGGCTGCCCGGCCGAGATGATGGGGGGCACTTGGGTGTCGGACAGCGACCTGATAGATGCGTGGTGGAAGGAATACTGCACCCCGAAGGCTGCGCCGAAGCCGGAGAATATGCTGGAGAAGCGCAACGGCAAGAAGAAGGTTGCGGGAAGGAGGTTTTGATCATTTTATGAGTCTTGATTCCGGCTTGCTTCGGAATGACGAAAGCGTGTCAACAAAAAAGAACACCAAGAATTCTAAAAACAAGCTAAAAAATCCACAAAATAAGCCCAAAAATCCCCAAAATAGCATTTTAGCCCAAAAATAGGGGCTATGATGTTGTCCATGTCAACACCCTTTACGACGTGGACGGCCCTATATACTCACCTGCTCGACATGGTTGCTTCCGGCCAGATGCTCGTCGGAAGCGTCACTATTGCCGGAAAAACCCTCGTTTTCGACACAAAATCGTTCAACTTCTGGCTTGAGCACGCCCGGCAGCAGTCCCAACAGGAAGTCGGCACCCTCACCCTGCGCACTTACGCCAAGCCGGTGAGGTACTGATGTCAAGAATCCGCCCACGCACCGCAACTCGCAAAAAAAGGACAACAGCTGATGTAATTCCTATCTCTCCGCGCCAGTTGATGTACGCCGCCGCCAAGACTTCGCGCATGACGGGCAACTGGGCGCCGGTCGACTCCGATCCGAACACCGTCATCCGCAATTCGTCGCTCCAGGTCCGGGCCCGGGTGCGCCAACTCGTGCGCGACATGCCGTATTTCGCCCGGGCGGTCGACGTGGTGACGGACTACACCGTCGGCGATGGCATCCGGTTTCAGAGCCGCGTCACCGGCAAGGACGGATCCCTCGACAAGAAGACCATCCAGGCGATCGAGGAAGAGTTTTCGGACTGGATGGACGAAGCCGACGTCGCGGGGAAACTTCACTTTTTCGAAATGATGCAGCTCGCAAAGCGCCAGGACCTGGAGTGCGGAGAATTCATTATAATCAAAACCGAATCCCGCAAGCGTGGCCGCCGGTTTCCGTTGGCGCTCCAGATGCTCGAGGCCGACTGGCTGACGAGCATCAACACGCAGCTCGGATCCACCACGTTCCGGATCGACCAAGGCATTGAATACGACCCATCCACCGGCGAAGTTCTTGCCTACCACTTCGCCGACCCCTGGGGCTTCGGCCGGCCGCGGCGCATCCCCGCCGAGTCCGTTATTCACGGGTTCAAGATGAACCGCCCCGAGCAGCTGCGCGGCATTTCGCCGTTCACGCCGGGCGTGCTCATGGCGCGCGACCTGGACGACCTCATGACGGCCGAACTCGACGGCGCCCGCTCGGCCGCGAAGTACCTAGCCATGGTCAAGACCATCGACCCGATCGGACGGCAGCTCGGAGTAGGAGCCAAGACCGACGCCACCACCGGACAAAAGATCGAGGAGCTCGACAACGCTATCATCGAGTACCTGCGCCCCGGCGAGGACATCGTTTTCGCCAAGAACGAGCGCCCCAGCGCCAACTTCGGTCCGTTCGTGCGCCTGGTGCTGACTATGTTTGCGATCAGCACCGGTGCTCCCTACGAGCTTTTGAGCGGCGACTACCAGGGGCTCAACTTCTCAACCGCCCGCGTCAACCGCAACGACTTCGCAAACTTCCTGCGCCCCGTGGCCAGCCGGCACATCAGGCAATTCTGCCAACGCACGTTTCAGCCCTTCATGGACGCCGCCGTTGGCTCGGGGCGCCTCGAGCTTCCGGGTTATTTCACCAACCCTGCGCCATACCTAAAATGCTGCTGGCAGCCGCCCGGCATGGAGCCGGTCGATCCGCTGCGCGAGGTAAAGTCCAACATCGAGGAGATGGGTGTCCTGCTGCGCTCGCCGCAGGAGATCGCCCAGGCGCGCGGCCGCGACTACGAGGAGATCCTGAAGGAGATCGTTGCCGCTAAAGCGCTGCAGAAGGAGATGGGGCTTGAACCCGCCGAGGTGTCCACCGCTCTCGCTAACAACCCCGCGGCACTCGATGACGACAAGGCCGTCAAGGAGAAAACATGAGCAAGCGCAAAAGCGAAACCCCGATGCACTACCGCAATTTCAGCGTGCGGAAGCCAGCGCCCGACGGGCCGGCCACCATCGACGAGAAAAACCGATCGGTCGAGGTCATCGGCGCAACCGAAACTCCGGTCGATGTGTTCGACTGGCAGCGCTACGAGATCGTGCAGGAGATCCTGTTGATGGACGGGCTTGAGATGCCGGCCAACCGGCAGGTGCCGATGCTCGACAATCATGCGCGATACGACACCTCATCCGTGCTGGGGTCTTACCGGGAGATGTCTACCCGGGACGGCCAGCTCACGGGCAGGGTGTTTTTTTCTTCGGCCCCGGAAGCTGATGGGCCGTTCATGAAACTCAGGGAAGGCCACTTGACCGACTTTTCGGCCGGCTATCGTGTGGTGGAAAGCACCTGGATCGAAGATGGGCAGACCGCTGTTCTGAAGGGTCGCAGCTTCAAGGGTCCGATGCGGGTCACGACACGCTGGCGCATCAAGGAGCTGTCCATCACGCCGATCGGCGCTGATGAACTGGCCAAGGCGCGGGCCGAAGCAGGCATTCCCGCAACCACAACTAAATCCAACAAGGAGAATCAAGACATGAATGAGAAACTGAGAAAACTCCTGATCTCCAGGGGCATGCTCGAAACCGCCACCGAGGAAGAGGCATGGGCCTTCCTGGAAAAACTCGAAATGAAGCGCGAGGCCGCCCCGGAGAAGAAAGAAGAGAAGCCCGCTCCGAACCTGGACGCCGAGCGCGCCGCTGTGATCGCCACCGAAAACGCCCGCGTGCGCGAGATCGATGCCTGCTGCCGGAAGTTCGGCTGCCCCGACGACCTGCGCGAGAAGCTGGTCGCGCCGGGTATCAGCACGACCGACGCCCTGCGCCAGGCCTCGGATTGGTACTTCAAGAACCAGCCGGCAGCCCCCGGCTACCACGGACCGGCCACGATCCAGGCCGACGAGCGCGACAAGTTCCGCGCGGCCGCCCTCGACGGCATCCTGCTGCGGTCCGGGGATGTCAAGGTGCGGCCCGAGAAGCCCGCTCCCGGCGCAATTGACCTGATGGGCCACTCCCTGCGCGAGATGGCGCGGCACTGCCTCGTACTCGCCAACCAGCCGAGCGGCGGGAACGCCATGGAGATGGTTGGCCGTGCGCTGATCACCTCCGATTTTCCGTACATCCTCGCGGCCGGTGCGAACAAGAGCCTGCTCGCCGGCTTCGAAGCGGCCGAGGAAACCTGGAAGGTGTGGGCTTCCATCGGTCCGCCCGTTCCGGATTTCAAGGCGCAGTCCCTGGTGCGTCCATCGGAAACCAGTGACCTCGACGAAGTGCCTGAGCACGGCGAGTTCCTGCACGGCAAGGCGCTCGACAGCAAAGAGTCCGTTTCGGTCATCACCTTCGGCAAACTCTTCGCCATCACCCGGCAGGCGATCATCAACGACGACCTCGGCGCCCTGCTCACCGTTCCGTCCTCGATGGGACAGGCCGCAGCCCGCAAGGTGGGCGATCTGCCCTATGCGGTCCTGACAGGAAATCCAACCATGGGCGACGGCACGGCCCTGTTTGTGGGAACGGCCACGACCGGCCACAAGAACTACATTCCCCACGGCTCGGGGGGTGTGCCTGGGATCGCAACCCTGGCGGCCGGCGTCCTTTGCATGGGCCTGCAGAAAGACACCCTCGGCAAACGGCGCCTGAACCTTCGGCCGCAATACTTCATCGCGCCAAAAACCCTGGAAGGCGTCTCCGAGGTGTTCTTCCGTTCGGAGCGGTTCAGCGACAACTCCACCGTCGCAACCGACAGCACCTTCGCTTCGAGTCGCGTAAACCCCTACGCAGGATCTTACCTGACCCGCGTTTACGACTCCCGGCTGGATGACAGCGATGTCAAGGCATGGTTCATGGCGGCTCAGAAAGGCATGACCGTCGCGGTATTCTTCCTGAACGGCATGCAAGCGCCCTACATGGAAACCCGGCAGGGCTGGAGCGTGGACGGGACCGAGTACAAGGTCCGCATCGACGCCGCAGCCAAGGCCCTCGACTGGCGCGGGCTGTTCCAGAATAACGGCGACTAAACTCAAACCGAGAAACGGGGGGAGGTTTGCCTCCCCCTTCACGGAGGGAAGAATGTCCGACCATGGGCTGAGCAACAAGAAAGGCGTCGCCTATCTGGAATACGATTTCGCCAAGGACGGCGGAGTTGTGGGAGACATCGTACTGCGCGGCAACGTTCTTCCGGCCGGGGCGGTTATCACCGCGGGTTGGCTCGACGTCGAGACCGCTGTCACCGGTGGCGCCACGTCCACCCTGGCGCTGAAGGTGGTTTCGGCAGCTGACCTGATGGCCGCCATGGGCGTTGGTAATTTTGCGGCCGACAAGTTGTTTCCGCTGGGGCAGATCGGGCCTATCGGAAAGGCCATCGGTCCACTTGCGGCCTACAAAACGCCTACGCTTACGGTGGCCGCCGCTGCGCTAACCGCCGGCAAATTTACGCTGGCGCTGGAATACATCATCACACGCTAACCAAAAACCGCGAGTGCTTTTAGGCGCTCGTTCAAGGAGAACCTAAACATGCTGACCGGACTTCAAAACAATCTCAAAGTCGGGATCTGGGAATACGATTTCGCGAAAGACGGCGGGGCCGTTTCCGCCATCGCTCTGCGCGGGCCTAAACTTCCCGTTGGGGCGATCATCCTTGCGGCTTTTCTCGACATCGAAACCGCCTTTGTCGGTGCGGGCTCTTCGAGCGCGTTCCACGTGACGGGCGCAAATGACATCTACTCGGAGGCCGTGGTCGGAACCTACACGCTTGACGCTCTGCTCAAGGGGGTCCCTGATTTCGCCACCGTCGGGGATGCCGTGCGGGTTGCGACAGCCGCAAAGGGTGTGACCCACACCATCACGGGAGCGGTGCTCACTGCCGGCAAGGCCAATGTGATCTGCTGCTACATCCTGCCCCGGTGACGCTAACAAGCTAAACGACGGGCGGTTCATCGGCCTGATTTCAGGAGGGTTTGAAATGCTTACTGGACTCGAAAACAATCTCAAGGTCGCCACCTGGGAATACGACTTCGCCAAGGACGCCGGTGCCATCGGAGCCATTTCTCTGCGCGGTCCTAAGCTCCCGGTGGGCGCGATCGTGTTGGGGGCTTACATCGATGTCGAGATTGCGCCCTTGAGCGCTGGCGCGGCGACGATAGCGCTGAAAATCACCGGGGCGGACGACGTTCTGGTGGCAACCGCCATAGCAACGTTTTCACTGAACGCCCTGCTGATCGGTGTGCCCGACCTGGCTACCGTCGCGGATGCGATCCGGGTCGCCACCACCGCCAAGGGTGTCACGATGACCATTGCCGACTTTGCGCTTACAGCCGGGAAGTTCAACGTGAGCTGCCAGTACGTCACACCCCGGTGACGAATGAGCCTGCTGGATGACATCGTGGGTCTTGGAATGGACACCTGGTTCGACACCGACCTGGTGGCCCAGACCGTGACCTACAAGACCGCCGCGATCCCGGCCCACTTCAGCCGGGATGAAGTTCTGGACGGCTCGGGACGCTCGGATCATGGCACGCTCGAGGTCCGGGCGAGCGACGTTCCCGTGCCGGTCTACCAGGACACGGTAGTAATCGGGACCGAGACCTGGAAGGTGCTCAAGCTGATTTCAAGCGATGGCTACAGTCACAGGATCGAATTATACCGCGGCGAAAACCCGCTGCGGCGATAGGTAAAAAATGCCGATCGAAGTCAATACAACCCTGCTCGCGCTCGCCGCCGGACTCGCTGCAAATACGGCGCTTTCGGCTTGGGCGACAACCAACTACGGGCGCGTCCCAAAAATCTATATCAACATCGACGATCGCAACCCGCCCGGCGAGGCCGAGTGCCCATATGTTCTGCTTTTTCCTACGGCGGCACGCTACGGTCGCGGGGCAACCGAGAAAACCATCGAGTTGCAGATGGTGACATGCCTATTTGACGCGACGTTCCGCACCTACACGGACACGGACATCATCGAGTACAAGGGCGTCCAGAACTGTGTTGAATTGCTCGACCTGGCCGTTAATGCCATCGCCGCCATTGCCACCGGAAACGCGCTGCTGCAGAACGTGGCGGCGGAGTTCGATACCATCGAGGCCTTCCCGTTCTTCATGGCCTTGGCACCGATCACCTACGTCGAGCCCCTGTGCCTTGGGGCCGACCGACTTGCATTATAGGAGGCTTGAGCCATGTCTCACCAAAAAGGTTCAACCGTAGTTTTCAAGCTGGGATATGAGCTCGTCGCCTTCGGCACGGCCGCCGCAGCGGGCTACATCCTGCCCATCAACACGTTCGACGTGCGCTCCACGCGGGCGCTCAACAAGGTCAACACGCTGCAGGCGAGCCGCAACCCGCTCGAGCCGTTCGCGGGGAACCTGTCGGTCGCCGGGAATATCGTGGTTCCGTTAGATTCTGTGGCAATGGGCTACTGGCTGATCGGCATGTTCGGGTTGCCGACCACGACGGGTGCGAGCCCCTACGTCCACGAGTTCAAAATACCGTCCGTGCAGCGCTCGCTGACACTGGAGACGGCCTTCACTGATCTCGCCTCTGCCAAATATCAGCGCTTCGTCGGCAACAAGATCAACAGCTTCGGAATTTCGGTCGGTGGCGACGGTGAACTGGTCGCCAGCATGGGCGTCATCGGCCGCAGCGACTCAATGGAGGCCGCCACCTTCCACGCCGGGACGGCGATCACCATGGCGCGCCTCAACAACTTCCAGGCGGCGGTGACTGAGGGCGGCGGGGCCCTGGGAAACGCAACCGAGCTTGCGATCAACATCGGGTTCCCGATCGACCCCTACCACGTCATCGGCGGCGGCGGACTGATCGGCAGCCTGGCCGAGCAGAAGGTGGAAGTCTCCGGCAACATCAAAACGCTATTTGAAAACGATACCCTGCTCGCCAAGGCGCTCGCCGGCACCGAGAGCGGCCTAAAACTGACCGTGACCAACACGGCCAACTCCGTCTTCGAGTTGGAGATCCAGGAGCTGCTCTACGAGCGCAACAGCGTGCCCGTGCCAGGGCCCCAGGGGCTGCTGGTCGATCTCAACTTCCAGGGTTACTACGCCAATGGCGACGAGGCGAGTGGGATCGTAGCGCGGCTGACCAACACGTTTGCGAGCTACGCAGCGATATAAGTAAATGCCTAAAATTAAAAGTGCCTAAAATGCCTAAAATTGTGGGAGCGGCTTCCAGCCGCGATCGTGGGCGTAACTGAAGGTTAAAGAAATGGGAGGACGATGTGAGAGAGGTAAAGCTATCGAACGGTCTTAAAGTTGATGTCCGAGGCCTTCTTCGCCGCGAGGTGCGGGCGATGAGGGCCGACGGCATGGACCCGGCAGCGCTCACCATGAACGTGGCGGACGAGGCGCTCGACCGGGTTTTTGCATTGGTGCTGGCGCCGGATTTAAAGCAGCAACTGGAGGAGATGCCAAACAGCGATTCCATGCGCATCTGGCGCGGTGTTATGACCGAAACCTATGGCACGGGCGGGGAAGAGGAAAAAAACTCACAACCCGCTGGGAGTGGGAAATCGACACCCAGCGGGTCGAATACTGCCGCGCCTGCCGTAAACTGAACGAGTGCCAAGCATGCGAATACGGCAACCCGCCGGAGATACTTCCCGAAAACTCAGAAGCCTGGGAGCTGTGGCTTGCTGCACAGACACAGTGGCGGGTTTCGTTCGGTGGTTTGGTGGGGTTAGACTACACGGCGGTGAAGCTTGCGGCCGACTGCCTGCAGATCGAAATGACGGCCCGGGTGTTTGCGAAGATCCGGGCCTTGGAGAAGGCGACCATCAAAGCTGCCAATAAGGCGCCAGAATGATAAAGGTTACCACAACCGGCGTTAGTGGGCTTTCCGACCTGGTTGCGATCGAGAGTAAGCAGACCTCCAAGGCGCTCTTGAACGCGATCAAGGTCGAAGGCTTTTCGCTGCGCCAGACCTTGGCGAATGCGATCCGCGCGAGCGCCACGGCGCCTGGCGCCCGCTTCCGTGATCTTTCGATTATCGCTCGCGTCATACACCGCAAATCAATAGGCGGTGGCATCCGCACCTATCGGCCGCTGCTGCGGCTCGCCGGCGCAATCACCTACGAAATAGACCCCAACGCCTTGACGATGAAGGTCGGCTTTACAAAGCGGTCTCCGCTTTGGTCCCGCCAGGCGGCCTTGATGCAGCAGCAAGGATTCAGCAAAGCCGTTACCCCTAAAATGCGGGCTTACTTCGCCGCCAAGGGGGCAGAGATCAGAGGAAACCGCACATGGAAAGGCCGCCGCAAGGGAAATCCGCTCATGCTGCGCAAGGACACAACGCGGCTCGTCATTCCGCCGCGTCCGATCGTAGAGCCGTTCTGGGACTATCAAAAAAACAGTTCGACCCAACGCATCCGTAACCACTTCCGCACGATCATGAGCGGGCGGGTTGCCCCGGGCGGAGTCCTGCACGACGTGAATGAAATGGGGCGGTGGTAAATGTCAGACGCCAAAATGGAAATAATCCTCTCCGGGAAGGACATTTCCCAGCAGGCCTTCAACAGCTTCAAGGCCAACATCGATGGTGCAACTAAAAGCATCGGAAGCCTGGAGAGCATTGCTGCCAAAGTAGCCGTGGCCTTCGGACTGTTCAAGGTGGCAGAATTCACCAAGGACGCCACCATGGCCGCCGCGCGCTACGAAACGCTCGGCGTCGTGCTGGAGCGCCTGGGTAAAAACACCTCCTATACCCAGGAGGAGATGAAAGGCTTCGAAGAGGGCCTGCGAAAGACCGGGATCGCCGGGATCGAGGCGCGCCAGGTGATGGCGCAGATGATCCAGTCCAACCTCGACCTTGGAAAATCCACCCAGCTCGCCCGCGTCGCCCAGGATGCGGCCGTCATCGGCGATATGAACTCCTCCGAGGCCATGCTGAACCTGATGCACGCGGTCCAGGCGGGCAGCGTCGAGATTACCCGCAACATGGGTCTCACCGTCAGTTTCGATCAGGCCCATCGTCAAATGGCCGCAAGCCTCGGAAAGACCGTCGAGCAGCTGACCGAACAGGAAAAAACCACGGCCCGCATGAATGCGGTGCTCAAGGCCGGGGTGCAGATCTCCGGGGCCTATGAGGCGGCCATGGGAACCGCCGGAAAGCAGATCAACAGCTTCAAACGCTACGTGCAGGACTTCGAAGTAGAGTTCGGCAAGGCTTTCAACCCGGCACTGACCCAGATCGTCTTCGGTGCCTCGGAGGCCATGAAGACGCTGACCGAGGCCGTGAAGGATCCCAAGTTCCAGGCCGACATGACCAAGATGGCGAACGATTTCAGTCAGAACCTGGTCGTCGGTATGAAGTGGCTGGTGGACAACCGCGACCAGGTCAAGGGCTACTTCACCGGGATCGCAAGCGGTATGTCATCTATTGTCACAGCCATGGGAAAGCTTCCTCCAGAGGCATGGGGCGCGATCTTGGGCTATGCCGTCGCTGGTCCGGCGGGGGCCGCGATCGGCGCGGGCGGCGCGTTAGGAATGCGCATAACAGAGCCCGACCGGCGCAACTACGGCCAGGTGCTGCAGGATTCCATCGCAGAAAACGAGAAAAAACTAGCCTTTGAAGAAAGTTTGATGGATGCGAAGTTGCCCAATCAGGCCGCATACATCGAAGGTTTGAAAAATACCATACAGCTCGAGAAGGACCTGCTCGCAGTTTACCTCGACCAGCGCAAGGCCAAGGCTCCAGTTGCGGAAAAAGTTGCGGAGGATTCGGATTATGCCTCACGGCATAAATACGTTCAAGCGCCGGGGGAGATGCCGCTGTCTAAAGAGGCACAGAACGAGGTCAAGAAATTCTGGGCAGACTATCGAAAAGAGGTGGAGGGAGAGTTCGAGTTCGAAAAGTTCAAGCTCGAGGAGCAGTTAAAAGAATATCAAAAACTTGTCACCGACAAATCAGCGCTCGATCGCTGGTATAGGGCCGAGAAGCGCAAGATCGACATCAAGGAATTTGCCGCCACGGCCAGCACGCAGTTCCCATCGGAGGCCTACGATATAGAGTCCATGCGCGCCAAGTCCTACGGCGCCAACCAGGCATCGCAGCAGGCCTACGGGCAGTCGGTCGAGGAGCAGCGCGCCGCGATCGCCAAAGCCGACCAGATGGCGAACGACGAACGCTGGTGGCAGACATACGTCGAAGGAATAGACGATGCCACGCGCGCGAACGAAATATTCAAGGACTCGATGAACATTATGAGCCAATCCTTCGCGGACGCCTTTGCCGGGTTCGTTACTGGAACCAAGACCGCCAAGGAGGCCTTTCAGGGCATGGTGCAGTCTGTGATCGCCGGCATGGTGCGCATGGCTACCCAGAGCACATCCGAGCAGTTAATGGGTCTTTTGTTCAAGGCCGGATCGAGCTTGGCTGCTGCATACGGCGGCGGATCGACGCCGACCGGCATGGGATCCGGCGCCGGGGTGCCGTGGGGCGGTCAGACGGGCGACTGGGGGGCCGTGATGCACTCCGGTGGCGCTGTGGGAAGTGGATCAGGACCCTACCGCGAGATGCCCGCCTGGATGATCGCAACCGCTCCCAGGCTGCATGGCGGCCTGGCTCCGGACGAATTCCCGGCGGTTCTCCAGCGGGGCGAGCGCGTCATCGCCAAAGGGAAATCCGGCAGCACCAATAACGTCACCATCAACGTGGCGGCCCCCGGCGGCCGCATGGACCGCGAAAGCCTGAACCACCTGCAGACCGCGCTCTTTGCGAGCCTGCAGCGGGCCGGCCAGAGGAACGCTTGACATGACGACTTCCTTCATAGAAGCCCCGAGATTTCCCGATGACATCAGCTACGGCTCCCGCGGCGGGCCTGGCTGGTCCACTACCGTAGTCGAGACCGACTCCGGCAGCGAGAGCCGCAACCAGCGCTGGAGCTACCCGAGACACGAGTTTGACGTCAGTTACGGGGTCAACACGCTCGTGCGCCTTGAGAATTTGCTAAACTTCTTCCACGTGGTTGCCGGTAAGGCGGTCGGGTTTCGCTACAAGGACTGGATGGACTTCAAGAGCTGCTCCCGCACGGCCACCCCGGCCGCGGCCGACTGCGCGATCGGAACCGGCACCGGGGCGCTCGCGACTTTCCAGCTTGCCAAGACCTACACCCAGGGCGCCTACACCCGCAGCCGGAAGATCTTGAAGCCGATCTCGGGAACGGTGCTGGTCGCCGTCGCCGGGACGACCAAGACCGAGACCACCCACTACACCATCAACTACACGACCGGACTCGTCACCTTCACCGCCGGCAACATCCCGACCACCGGCCAGGCGGTGACCGCAGGCTTCGAGTTCGACGTGCCCTGCCGCTTCGACACCGACAAGCTCTCGGTCAACATAAACGACTACAACAGCGGGGCCGCCCAGGTTCCGCTGATCGAGTTGAAATACGGGGATACCTGATGAGGACAATCTCCTCGGCGCTGCAGACGCACCTCGAGGGCGAGCTCATGACACTCGCCATGTGCTGGAAGATCCAGCGCCGCGACGCCGTGGTGAAGGCCTACACCGACCACGACGAAGCAATCGTCTATGACGGCGTCACCTACACCCCGCTCGAGAGCGGACGTCCCTCGCCCTATCGCCAGAACGCATCGCTCACCCCGGCCTCGCTCGACCTCGAGATGGCCTTTGCGAGTGCTACCGGCACCGACGCCGAGCTGCGAGCCGGACTCTACGACCACGCCGAAGCCTGGACGTTTCTGATAAACTGGGCCGACACGAGCATGGGAATTGTCAAGCTCGCCCGCGGGCGCCTGGGAGAAGTAGAGATCCGCGACAACCAGGCCCGGATCGAGTTCCGCTCGCTGACGCAGCTCCTGGTTACGAGCATCGGCCGCATCTACACGCCCGAGTGCGACGCCACCCTGGGGGATGCCCGCTGCAAGGTAACCATCGCATCCTACACCAAGGCCGGAACGGTAAACGTCGTTACGAGCAACAAGGTGTTCACGATCTCCGGGGCTGCGTCCGGACAGGTCGAGGGCTATTACGCCTACGGCAAGATCACGTTTTCGTCTGGTCTCAATTCCGGGATCTCGATGCAGGTGGAAAGCTACGTGGCGGCGACCAACCTGGTGACACTGCTCGAGCCCATGCCGTTCACGGTCGCAAACGCCAACGCCTTCACGCTCGTCGCAGGCTGCGATCGCCGCTTCGAGACCTGCAAGACGCGCTTTTTTAACAAGGACAACTACAGGGGATTCCCCCATATCCCGGGGCTCGACAAGGCCCTAACCGTTCCGGCGAATCAAAAATGGACCGAGGATTAGAACATGGCGGCGGGCCAATACTCCGGCGGGATCGGGACAGTCGTCGGCGGCATCATCGGTGCGGTCGTCGGCTACTTCACGATCGGGGTCTACTCTGGGATGACGCTCGGGATGTCGCTCGGGGGAGCGGCCGGCGGGATCGCGGGGCAGGTCTTCTGGCCGGAGAAGCAGGACGTCACACACCCGCCCCCGCCGAAACCGGGCGAGAACCGCGTGCAGATCTCCACCTACGGCTCGCCGCTGCCGATCCAGTACGACGACGGCAAGCTCGCGGGGAACATCATCTACATGAGCGATTTCGCCGTGGCGATCGTGCGCAGCAAGCACAGGCAAGACGGCGTGCGCTACTACGAGATGATCCGGACCTATTCGGCGACTTTCGCGGTCTCTTTCTGCGAGGGCCCGATCAAGGGGCTCGCGCGTCTATGGGTGAACGGCAAGATCTTTGCCGACTTCCGGGACCCGGCGGGAGAATACTACCCGACAGTGGGCGGCGGCTTCGCGTCGGGGAACCTCGACACCTCGATTGCCCGCTCGGAGGTCTTCTACGCGATCCACTTCGGCAACGAGGACCAGGCGGCCGATACGACCCTGTCAGGGATCCTGGGGGCCGCCGAGACGCCCGCCTATCGCGGTGTTTTCTATCTCGTGTTCATCGACTTCCCGGTGGGCGAGTATGGCGGGATCCCCACGATCCACGCCGAGCCGGTAGACTCGGACGAGATTGTGGCCGGATCGCCGGGCATCAACACAGGGTACGTGCCTTAATGCAGGCGCAATATTTCGGATATATATGGGGAGGGGTCAGCGGCGTCGTGGGCGGCGTCATAGGATTCGTCTATGGAGGTCCGGCAGGGGCAGCGTATGGAGCTTCCATTGGGTGGTCGATCGGCAACATGTGGGGCAGCTTTATGGGGCAGACGTTCTTCCCCGACAAGCCGCACATCTATTTTCCGCCGCCGATCCGGCCGCACGAGAACCGCGTGCAGACCTCCACCTGGGGGACCGCCATCCCCATCCAGTACGATTGCGGCCGCATGGCCGGAAACGTGATCTATATGAGCCCCATCGTGAAGACAGTGAACCGGTCGAATCACCGCCAGGACGGCGTGCGCTATTACGAGATGGAGTTGCTCTATACCTGCACAATAGTAATCGCGTTCTGCGAGCCGATCGAGAACATCTCCCGCATCTGGATGAACCGCAAGGTCTTCGCGGACTACCGCAATCCGCTCTCTCCCAACTACCCCCAAGGGGACAACGAGTTATCCTTCGTGAACTGGGAGACCTCCATCGCCCGCTCCGCGATCTATTTCAGCATCCACCTCGGCAGCGAGAGCCAGGTCGCCGATACCGCGCTCGTGGCGCTTCTGGGTGCGGCTGACGCCCCGGCCTACCGCGGAGTGACCACCGTTGTTTTGCCTAACTTTCCGATCGGCGAGTTCCAGGGGTTGCCGACGGTCGAGATCGAATCCAACCCTGTACCGCATGGTAATCTACTTATTCAAGACAACAACGTTTCTCCCACCAAGCTCTGCGTCATGGCCGGGCTGACAGGCACGGTTACCAGTGAACTTTCGTTCACGCATCCATATGATGGCGGACAGTTCAGCACGGCTGTCGCCATCACGCCTGCCGGGGACCTGGCTAAGCTCTGGTACATCTACTCCGGCGGCTATACTTTCCGGGTTTATGTATTTGTCGGACTGAGCACCACCGTACGGTATTACTTCACCGCGGCCGGATGTACTTCTGTCGATAGTTTAGCCTGTGAGCCGATCACCGGGCGTTTCATTCTGACCGGCAATGAAGGCGCTACGCGTGGGATTTTCCGCATTTATGAGCCTGATGGCACGCCTGTTTCCCAATGGGTTGACACGGGGGGGGATTATCACACGGTTCCGTACAATCAATCAGGAGCCACCATTATCGGTTTTCTCCAAAACCCGGCGTCGCCGACGTTGCCGGGAAATATGGTTTGCATCTATCGAAACACCTATCTTGTTTATTATGCAGGCTACGACATCCTCTATGTTTATGAGAGCTATCTCGGCGGGGCGCGGCTCTACCCAACCGGGAATTATTACAAGGTAGGGCCAATAGTACACGACGCCGCCGCCCCGACAAGCGAGCAATTTAGCCGTATGTACTTCATTCAACCCCGCCTCCTCAGTGACTATATATGGGCCATTCATTCAAATCGCCTCGGTTATTATAAATTCCGAATGTCAGATTTGGTTACAATTTCAACGACAAACGTGACAAGAGTCCAGCTTCCGGCAAGCACCTATTTCACGTTGAATCCGCCCCATGACGTACACCCGGATCCGAATAATGGGATGTGCATGACCAACGGGTTCGAGGGATAAAAATGCTACTCTCCACGATCGTCACCAACGTCTGCGGCCGTGCCGGGATCACGTCCGACCTGATCGACGTGACGCAGCTCACAGACGACGTGATAGGCTACCAGGTCCCGCGCCAGCTCCCGGCCCGGACCGTGCTCGAGACCCTCATGGTCGCCTACAACTTCATCGGCTGCGAGGAGGACTGGAAGCTCGTTTTTAAAAAGCGCAGCACGACCAGCCTCGCCACGATCACCGCGGCCGAGCTGCGGGCGCACCCGGCAGGACGAGAGGCACCCGACCGTGCGATCGAGACGCGCACGATGGACGTCGAGCTGCCGACCCACCTCACCATGAGCTACGAGAGCAAGGTGCGCGACTATGAGATCGCGACCCAGCACGCGGTCAGGGTCGATAAGGCCGCATTCGTCACGCGCTCGAGCGCCATCGGGGTCGTTTTGGACGACACCTACGCCAAGCGGCAGGTCGAGATCATCCTCAAGCAGATGTGGGCCGGAAGGCACAAGTACTCGTTTTCGACCACCTATAAGTTCTTGAAGCTCGCCCCGGGAGACCCGATCACCGTTAACGGCAAGCTCATGCAGGTCGCGGATATGGCCGACAAGGGTGGCATTGTTGACTTCATGTGCGACGGCCTGGAGGCGGGGGTGTTCACCTCCGGGGCGACCGCCGACGACCTCACGGTCGGCGTAATCGACCTCACGACAGACGCCTATATCCCCAGCTTCCTGGCACTCGACTTGCCGCCGCTCTCCGAGGACCACGGCAGCGCGGGCCTCTATTTCGCGCTCTACGGCCTGGCCGCCTCCTTCAAGGGAGGCACCATCCAGCGCTCGACCGACGGCGGGGCGAGCTATAGCGACGTCGGCTTCGTGAACGCCACCCGCGCGGTCCTGGGTAGCTGCACCTCGACCCTTGGAAACGGCATCGAGGGCGTGCTCGATTACTCGGCATCGGTCGTTGTCGACCTGGCCGCCTCAGAGGGAACACTCGCTAGCGCCACCGACGCCGATCTTGCCAATGGTGCGAACCTCGCCGCGATCGGATCCCCCGGCGGAAATTGGGAGATTATCCAGTTCAAGACCGCGACCTTAGTTTCCGGTAACACCTACACGCTGACCGGGCTCCTGCGAGGACTGCGCGGAACAGCCCGATTTATGGGAACACACGCCGCGAGCGAAAAGTTCGTCAAATTAAACAGCCTGGTCGGTATGGACTTCGTCGGCGCGAACACCGCGGCGATCGGTATAAGCTATTTGTACCGGGTCAAGAACGCTTCGGGCGCGCTCGGAGCTTCCATGTCCTACACGACCGGGGGCCTCACGCTCGAGCCTTTTCCGGCCCAAGCGGTTTACGGCGGCCGCAACGACTCGGGCGACGTCGTCCTCACCTGGCGCCGCGGCGACCGCTACGAGTTCATCACCGCCGACCTCCCCGATGGCGGCGACATCCCCATGAACGAGGTCACGGAGGCCTACGAGGTCGACGTGATCCACTCGGGAACCGGGGCCGTGCTCCGCATCATTGCCGCGAGCACCCCCACCATCACCTACACCGCCGCGCAGCAGTCGGCCGACAGCTACCCCGCCGGCGCGGTCACTTTCGATATTTACCAGATGTCCACGGTCGTCGGCCGTGGCATCGTGAAAAGGGTCAGCGTGTAAACATGTCAAACGCTTTTGGAATCACTGAGCTCACCGACTCCCAGGCATCGAAATACGCAACCGTCAACATGGCGATAAAATACCTGACGGCCTTCCTGACCGGAGCGCGCGATATCCCCACCAGTCCCCCGGGAAGCCCGGTCGAAAACGGCATGTATATCATCGGCGCCGGCGGCAACACCGGAGCCTGGTCGTCTTTTGCGGTCAAGGACCTTGTCTTTTATTTTGGGTCGGCATGGTATCGCCTTGCGCCGATCGAGGGCATGACCGTCTGGGTATGGGACGAGGATGTTTTTTACCATTACACCGGGTCCGCCTGGGCTACCCCGTAAATTTTTAAAAGGAGAAACGTAAAATGAAAAAGCTCATCATTGCCCTGTCCATCATCGCCCTGGTCGTTTGCGCGGGTATTCCTACAGAATCCCTGGCCGCCAGCTCTATCTCCGTGGGTGGATATTCCCTGCAGGGGGACGGAAACCAGTTGGTTATCAAGCTGGACTGCATCGCCCACACGGACGGAACCTTTACTTCCTATGAGATACCGGAGACCAACCCTGCGGTTCCTTATCAAGCGCAGGGATATTATTTGTATGAGGTTTGGTCTGTCAATGATGCCACGACCTACCCAACCATTGCGGCGGCAGTCACTCTGACATCGGCCCAGGGGATGCAGGTACTTAAAACGGGAGAAATGAGCCTCTCCACTTTGGCCAGTGGGATTTCAGAGGCATCTCTTGCTAAATTCAGGTCGGTCAACAGCAAGCTCACGATTGCGATAGGTGATACGGGGACCGCCGCCAATATCTTAACCATTTACATAAAGCTGGCGAGGTGATCAGCAATGAAAAAAAACATCATGATTATGGCCATCCTGTTAGCGCTGATACCGGCGATGTCCCTGGCATTTCCCCCATCGCCCCCGGTTGTTTATTCTGGCGGAAAAATAATTCTTGGGGGATCAGCAGTGCAACTGCCACCCCCCATTGGCACCATCGGAACCCCTGGAGCAATGGGGTTCGGTGTTTCCAGTAGAACGTCTCTTCCCTCCGGCTTCACCGCCCTATCAGGCCACGACGACCCATACAGCTGGAACTACGGAAATTATCAATACGCCGATGGGTCGATCATGGTCTGGATCCCGAAGTTTTACTATTACGTAACCGATGGGACCACCTATCCGGTCAACACCGTTCTGATTAAAGGCACGGATTATTTCGCAACCACCGCCGCCGCAAACGCTGCAGGGTATGCCCTCCACCGCGCCTTCATCGACGGGGGCCTGGAGAAACCCGGATTTTTCTTCGACAAATACAAATCGAGTAAAATCGCCATTGGCACGGGCTGGGGTGCCGGTTCGATTGCGAACGGAAATCCGATTTCAACCGCAGCAGCGCACAACCCCATCGCCGACCTGACATCCTCCGGCGGAACTAACGCTTATTATCGTGCGATCGACGCTGCCCACGCCCGCGACGGGGTTAATGGCGCCGTAAACGCCGCGAGTATCTTTCACGTTCCGAGCAAGTTTCAGTATGCGGCACTCGCCATGCTTTCCCTCGCTCACGCCCAGGCATCGTCCGCAGCCACGCCCGCATGCGCCTGGTACATGGCCGCATCAAACTTTCCGAAGGGAAACAATAACAACGCCCTCGCGGACACGAACGACACCTCGGTGCTCTACACTACCGACGGCTACTCCAACGCTGGCAAAACCGGATCGGGGAAGCCCTTCGCCAAGACGACCCACAACGGGCAGCCCTCCGGGGTGTGCGACCTGAATGGAGGGATGTACGAAATTTCGCTCGGTATCACCGCGATTGCTACCACCGTCGCCATCGAGGATCTGTCCCGCGCCAACCCCTGCGTCGTCACCTGGACCGGGCACGGGCTTGCTACCGGTGATTATGTGCAGGTCGGCAGCACCGCCATCACGGATGCGGTGTGGGTTCCGTTGACGGGAAAAATCTATAAGATAACAAAAGTAAACGACAACTCGTTTTCTTTGGATGGCGCGGACAGCTCCGGATTCGCTTCCGCCTATGTCCCCGCCACCGACCCCGGCACCATAACCAAAGGTTCGTTTTACACCGCCAAGCAGTCCATCGCGATGAAATCCTTCACGTCCGGGAACTCCGGTGCCACCGACCATTGGGGCGCGACCGGTGTTGCCGCCATGATGGACGCCTTTGTGCCCATATTCAAGACCGCCTATCCGAACAACGTATGGGGGTTGCGGATGGGCAGCGGCACCGCCCAGGTGATTTCGAACGCCACCTCTGGCGCCGGATGGCTCCTGGCGGGTTTAGGATTTCCGGTGAGCGTCTCCGCTATCGACGCCTCTGGCACGGCTCAGTTTGGAGCAGACTATTATTACCAGTATATCCAAAACGAACTATGCCTCACTTCCTGCTACAGCTGGGGCGCCGGTTCGGGTGCGGGCGTCTGGGCGTCGGGTTGGGACCTCGCCCGGTCGTATTCGGCCACCACTGTGGGGTTTCGTGCGGCCTGTTACCCTGATTGATTAGCGCGATAGCGCGGGTAGGTTGGCACCTGATGGGGATTCACAGCGAGGCGGGTTTAAACCGCAAGTTCATGGAACTCGCCAAGCTGTTAAATATTTATCTAAACCACTTTCCAAGGCACGAAAAGTATGCGCTCTCAAACAGGATCAGAAACACGGCTTATGAGATTTACGATCTCATCAGCGAAGGCCAGAAACGGTATCACAAGAAAACCACCTTAACCGAGCTCGACATTGCGCACGAGCGCCTGCGCATGCAGCTTTATCTGTCGTATGAGCTCGGGTATTTCGGATACAAGCACGGCGAGCAGGATAGCTCGATGGAAGAAAGCCGGTTCGTTTCGATCAGCGCCCTGGTAGACGAGCTCGGAAAGATGATCGGCGGATGGATCAAAAAAATCAAGGACGAGAACAGATGGTAAGTGTGAACGGGCAGCGCATCGATATGCCTCATTTCCTGCTACAACTGGAACAACAGTTCGAATGCGGGCGTCTGGGCGTCGAATTGGAACAACGCCCGGTCGAATTCGAACAACAATGTGGGGTTTCGTGCGGACTACGGCTTCTAACCTCAAACTCCGGCAATGGAGAAAGTGGAGCCACAGGGATACGCTGTCCGGCCTTGGGCGAAATCGGAGATGAAATCTCCTTTTTGGTAGGCGTTTCAGCCGACGACCAGGAGAATTCTCCGATGAAACGAGCGGGTAACCTATTCGATACCGTTTTCAGCCACAAAAACCTTTACCAGGCTTACCTGGACGCACGCCGCGGCAAGCGCAAGAAGGCGGCCTGCTTTGAGTTCGAAAAGCACCTCGGAACGAACCTGCAGGCGCTTTACAACGAGATCAATTCCGGATCCTATCGCCCCCAGCCGTATTTTAAGTTTGTGATCTACGAACCCAAGGAGCGCGTTATTTACGGACCGGCGTTTCGCGACATTGTGGCCCAGCACGCGATATACCGGATTGTGTATTCGATTTTCAACCGGACGTTCATTGATACATCGTTCGCCTGCAGGACAGGCCACGGCACACACCGGGCAAGCGACTACTTACAGCGATCGCTGCGGGAATGCACTGCCGACAGCTACACGCTGAAGCTCGATGTTCGCAAGTTCTTTTATTCGATCGACCGTGCTGTGCTGCGAAACCTGATCGAGCGCAAACTTAAAGACCGTCGCCTGGTCGACGTGATGATGCTTTACGCCGTCATGGACGCACCGGTCGGCATTCCGATCGGCAACCTGCTGAGCCAGCTCTATGCGCTGATCTACCTAAACCCACTCGACCACTTCGTCAAGCGTCAGCTAAAAATCAAGCACTACGTGCGCTATGTCGACGACTTTATTCTGGTGGGGCTCACCCGTTCGCAGTGCATCGAATATCGCGCAATGATCGTGCAGTTTTTGCGAGACGAGCTGCGCCTTGAATTATCCAAATCAACCATCGCGAACGTCTCCAGGGGCGTCAACTTCGTAGGATACCGCACCTGGCGCAGCAAGCGCTTCATCCGAAAGTTCAGTCTTTATAAGTTCAAGCGCATGGTTACCCGCTGCAAACAGACGGCAGTCGTTTCACTCTTGGGTCACGCCAAACGTACCCACTCCATCACCTATATGCTCAATCTCATAAAGGAGTCCGCCAATGGCCAAAATCTATGCATACCAAAAAGCCTCCGGAGCGCTGGTTGCTCCGGTTTTGTCAAAGGATGAAGAACTAAAAGAGTTGTGCACTGTCGACGGAACGACCTACGTTGCGGTTTCCGAGTCAGTGGTGTTTGCAAAACAGGCGGACGCTATAAAATTTACGGCCGTAGACGGTGCGGCGCTGAAAGAGCAACTCGTGCCGGTCCTGTGTGCGATCGAAAAGGCGCTGCCACAGACGGCCACCATCAACGCCCAGGTGGTTGCCAAGATCCGCGAGCGCTACTCCGTCGATGACGAAATAAAGATGCTGCGCATCTCTCCGGCTCCCGAGGCTTTTGCATGGAACGATTACGTGGAGAACTGTCTTGAGTGGGGCCGGCGCGAGAAGGCGAAGATGGGCCTGAAAACGTCAGTGAGCGCAGTGGCCATGGAGGCGGAGCCAGAAATAATTGAGAAGTTGGGCTAAATAGAGTTTAGAAAATCAGCTTCCCACCCAGCGACGGCCGGGCGGGATAACCGAAGGGGCGCTGCAGGAGCCTGCACTCTTACAGCGCCCCTTTTTTATTCAAAAGGAGGGATTATGAAAAAGTTGTTCGTCCTGTTAGCGATTTTGGTTGCTTTCACCGGCATGGCCCTGGCGACGCCATTTATCATAGCCGACCCGCAAGTGGCGACAAAGTACCGCATGCGGCTTTCATCCGACAACGGCGCCACCTGGGGCGCGTGGGTCGAGGGAGTGCCTGTCACCGGCGCCATGAAGTTCGATATCGCCGCAACCCCCGTGGGCAACTACAAGGGCGAGGCCCAGGCGGGCGACAACATCTCCGTCACGGACTCAACTACGGGTGTTACGACGACGGTTTTCGGCTGGAGTGCCGCCGCCCCTTTTTTGTTAACCGTGAAAGCTGGCCAGAAGACCATAAACATTCGGGTCATCGAATAGGCTGTTTTTTTTCGGCGCTGATGGGGGATTGACGATTGGCAAATAAATGGAATGGACGCGAGCGCAGAACATCGACAGAAGACCGCGAAGGTAGGCGCGCAGGAGATCAACGCTGCCCTGATCATCATTTGTTATGGAAACAACACGACGAGGACAAATCTAATTTCAGAAAAGATAATGAACGGAATCAGGGATTGGCCTGTAGAAAAATAAAGGCTTTAGAAGAATATCACGTCCGTGACTTGAACGAGGTCAAAACTGATATGGATAAAAAAGCTGACAAGGATGACCTTAAACCAATAGTCAATTCAGTTAAGAATCTAATCATCATCGGTTGTCTTGTCGTTGGTAGCATCATGAGCGGGGCGTTGATTTGGATAAAGTCGGATGTTGCTTCCATAGCGCCATCCATTCAGAGGGTTAATGTTCGCATTACAGAAAGTATGAACGACAGAATAAAAACAGATTTTGAACAGACTCAAAAACTTGAAGCCATTGCAGGACAAATCGGGACTGTCAATTGGCGTCTCGCTCAGATCGAGGACGCCCACAAGCCAAACAATAAATTTATGCCTGATAGGCAGGATGGAAAAAACACTAAACCATAGGGAGGCATGCACATGAAAAAAATCATCATTCTGTTGGCAATGGTGGCGCTCGTCGCCGGCTGCTCGGGAATGCAGATCACGGGAGACGCCAACAATCAGGCGATGGCCTACATCGCCGGCAAGGGCATGGCGATCGGCATCTACAAGGTGCAGCCGAAAGCAGCGCCTGCGATCGAGCAGTCTTGGATGGACATGATGGGCCGCTCATATGGACTGGCCGAAATCTCCGCTGCCGAGATGCAAGGGTTTTTCAATGAGGTGCTTCTAAAGAATATTCCGACTCTAAAGAACGACCCCTACGGACTATCCGGCGACTTAGCCTTCTTCGCCACTCTCTACGGGGCGCAGTTCAACCCGCTCGGGCAGATGGAGACTGTCAAGCCGATCCCGATGATCGTCGCCAAAGCATTCCAGGCGGGATATGAAGGCGGCCGCTCGATTGCGATCGCGATGAAATGATTTCACGGTTTCCCGGCGGTGGGCCACGATAAGGGGGATCGCCGGAGCATTCAAGTTCCGGCGGAACCGGCCTGCTGCCGGGAATAGATGAGGTTAACCATGAAAGCGATCCTGATACTCGCCTCTCTATTTGTGATCGTCACGGGCTGTGCAGCCCCATGCAAAAGCCCATATGTTGATTACCGGATTACCGAGCACGAGGCGGCTCAATATTATGTGGCAATGCAACCGATGTGCCTGGAGGATGCCTACACCATCGGATTCGCTTCAGGTTATTTCGGGAATGAACAATGGGCGTTAATGATCCAGGCCATGAAAGACAGACGCGCGGAGCTGATAAAAAAACGGATGGAAATAAGAAAACAGCAAGAGGCTAAGCCATGAAAGCGATTCTCGCGTTTTATATTTTCTCGGCACTTCTTCTGTCGGGGTGCTCAGCAGTCACGAACTACCGTAAATACGAGTTCTTTCTCGACAACTGACAGAACGTAACGGTGCGCCTGGAGGTCCAGGCGGAGCACAGCGACCAGGTGAAGCAGGACACGAGTCCGCCAATCACGACGGACCTTAAGATTCCAATGCCGATTTTACCGTGAGGTGACGCTATGCCTAATAAATTTGGATCGGTAATCGAATGGTTGAAACAGCCATCGACACTAAAAGGCATCGTGATTTTGGCGGGCATGGCCGGATTCGCGGTGGACTCCTCAAAAATTCAAGAGATAATTCTGGCCGCTTCGGGGCTTTATGCGGCGCTGGGGATGTTTTACGATAACACGTCCCGGACGCCCAAGGTGCCTACCGCAGAGGAGTTGAACAAACTGCTAACCTCTGAGGACATCGTGTCCTTGGTGAAACTAAGAAAGGCCAAGATCGCCGCAGACAAGGCCGTTTCCGAGAATATTTCTAAATGACCGGCGACCGCATCCGATACCGGGAGGGCTACCGCTTCCAGCTCGTGAACGATTACCGTTGCCGGGTGGACATATACCCTGACGCGGATATCGTGACCGAGCTTATCGAGTTGACCCGTGTTGGTGTTCTGACGGTACGCCACTTTTATGCCTGGGATGGACCGAGTGACCCTTTTTTGTGGTTGCCAATGCCGAAGCGAGTACGCAAATGGTTGCTGCGTAAGTTTATGCGCGGAAGTCTTGTCCATGACGCATTGGCGCAGTTGTGCCGGGATGGGTATATCGACCGGGCTAAATGGTTCGATGCGATCAACAAGGAGCTCCGCAAAATATGTCTTGAGGACAAGATGTGGCGCATCCGGGCGGCCGCAGTGTTCGTCGGGGTGGAATACCTCGGGGGGCGTTCCTGGGTGCAATGGGGCGACGGCGGTAAGAAACTCTGTGAGGCGCCATGAACGAACCCATCGATCACAGCCAATATGTCTACGTTGGCGGATCGCTGGTGGATGTTAAGGTGTGCTTGATGGCGTATAGAAACTGGGGTGACCAGTGCGGGTGCTTCGGCAGCGTGAAGGATCCGCACCGCCCCCGATGTTTTTTTGTGACTTCTGACGGGATCTGCGAAAGAGACAAAACGAGGGAGACGTGAAACAGCAACTTACCGAGAAAGACTTCATCGACGGGGCGGAGCAGCTTAGTTGCGAAGTGGCAGCCATAAAGGCCGTAGCCGAGGTCGAGGCGCCTCTATGCGGTTTCAATCCCGACGATACCCCGGCCACGCTGTTCGAAGGGCATTGGTTTCACCGATTCACGGATGGAGTTTATGACCAATCATATCCCGCCATTTCCTATCCGAAATGGACGCGGGCCTATTATGGAAAAACCTGGCGCGAGGAACAGGCACGGCTTTACCAGGCCACACAGTTGAACCTTCACGCGGCATACCTGTCAACGTCATGGGGTAAATTTCAGGTGATGGGATTCAATCATGCAATTGTGGGATTCGCCACTGTTGAAGCGTTTGTTTACGCGATGCGTAAAAGCGAGGGCGAACACCTACAGGCATTCTGTGCTTACGTGAAGCATGAGTTCCTTGATGACGAATTGCGCGACCATCGGTGGGACGATTTCGCCCGCCGGTACAACGGTCCCGGATACCAAAAAAACGATTATGCCGGCAAACTGGCCAAGGCATACGAAAGGTGGTCGGCATGAATACACGATCGCCATGCGCCACCTGCAAATACGGCCACAAGAGCAAGCACAAGGCCCGCTGCCGCGACTGCGCGCTCCGGATCGCCTACGTCGACAGCCTGGAGGTGTCTCCGGAGTGCCGCTACGATCCGAGTTACCTGGGCGCATGGACAACCCCGGTGCAGTTCAGATCAACCCTGCGCACGGGTCCGATCAGCACCTGGGACCTGAGTTCTTAACGTACACGCTTTCCGGTGCGGCGGTGCGGCAAGGGCGATGGCCCATCGCTGCGGCAGACCCGCCGCATCGGATTCAAACCCTGGCGATAGAGTTCAACCTCCCACCTCGTCGCCAGCGCCCCGGGCAGGGCCCCACACTCCACCGCCACCCCGCCCGGGGCTTTTTTATCTATACAAAATATAGTCAAAAACGCCAACGGGCGGTCAGATCGTTTTTTGATCTAACCGCCCGTTATTATTTGGTAGGCGCTACTGGATTTGAACCAGTGACTTCTACCGTGTGAGCGTAGTTATCTTATTAAATTTGTTAGTTATTTCAACTGATATGCTTTGCATTTTTGTATATATTTTAGATTTTGTATAGACAATCGCAAGGGCCAAACCGCATTAGAGCCTCAAGGCTTGACGATCTATCATGGGTGTTTACGTCTATATGCCTTTTCATCGCTTCTTCGGCGGCTTCGCCAGCGGGGGCACCAGGGCGACAGTTTTCTGGTGCTGCTCCGAGGTCACGTGCTGGTAAAACTTGAGCAGCGTCGCCGGCGAGCTGCCCACAACTTCCGAAAGCGATTTGAGATCCGCCCCGCCCTCGAGCGCCTTGGTCACGAAATGGTGGCGCAGGTCGTAGGGCCTGATCGCCCGCCCGATCTTCGCGGCCTTGACCGCCGCTCGCCAGGCCCTGCCGATAGATTTCACCGCCCGGCCGTAATAATGCACGATGTGCCGCCTGCCGTGCTTCCGGTCCTCTGTGCGCCACCGCTTGAGCTGGTGGTAAAGCTCGGGGTGGATCGGAACCTCGCGCGCCTGGGGGCCGCCCTTGTGGGCAGATGTCACGAGCAGCCGGCGGCTTTCCCAGTTGACCGCATCCCAGCAGAGCGATAGCAGCTCGACGGCCCCGGGCCGCAACCCCAGATACCATGATAGGAGGATAGCGCGCTTGAGGTGGGGCCGCGCTTTGTCCAGGATCCGGAGCGCCTCCCGGGTCGTGGGGGGGCGTGCGATCGGGTTTCGCGTGCGGGGCTTGCTGTAGGCTGCGATGGGGTTCACCGTAATCAGCGGCGGGCTGCGCTTGACGGACCAGTTTAGAATTGATTTAAGGTCGGTCAACTCGCGGGCGATCGTGGCGTCCGATACGCCGTCGAGGCGGCGGGTTTCGACGTAGTTGTCCACTATGTGGCTTTTGATGGCCATGGCCGGCTGCGCCCCGAAAACCGGGAATAGGTGCGCCTCAAGCCTGATCCAGAGCTGCTTTCGGCTGTTCGCGTTGAGCCCGCGCTTTTCATGGTATTCGGTGGCAAGCTCGATAAAGCTCGGTCCTGTGGATTGTTTCGCCGGGCGGCGGCGCAGAAGCCCCAGCTCGGCGTTCCTGGCGATCGCGCACGCCTCAGCCAGCGCCCCGCGACCGAATGCCTCCCACTTAACGCGGCTTTTGCCGTCGTCGCCCCGGACGCGGTAGTACACCATCCAGCGGCCGTCGGGTAGTTGGCGGATGGCCATGTGCTTTATGTCGCCTCTGGGATGACCGCCTTTTCGTTTGCCGCTCTGATGAACCTGTCGTCGTGAATAATTATGATTTTTTTTTGAAACGGCCTGTATCTGGCTTGATTGATTTCCATGGCTTTTAAAATTTTCCGACCGTAATTTTCATAGGCCCAGCCGGGGTTCTTGTTCGACCCTACTACGACGTAGTCAACAGAATTATTCATGGTGGCGCTGATTGATCCGCCCAAATTATTAACGAGTTTTTCTAAAAAATCCCTCTCTCCATATGGAGAATTTCCAGTGAAACAGAAGCTTTTTCCATCAAATATTATATTGGAATCCTCATCGTAGAACTCTTCCGGCTGCGGCAGCCTCGCCCGGTTTCGTATGTTTGAAACGTCTATCGTCGCGACCATTTCGCCTGTTTTTAAAAATGAAACGAAATCTTTTTGCGCGAGCGTGTGGGCGGTATGGTGGTAATCATTGAGGCGTTCCGAGATTGGCTTTAAAATATTAAACTCTACGAACCCCGGAGAATCAAAAAATCTGTATGCCGGAGCTGCGTCTTTAATTTGAATTATACTTTTTATTGCTCTATAAGCTGCATCCCACTCCTGGTAGGCCAAAACAGTGTCGTAAATCGTTTCTCCTTTTCCGAAGCAGAAGTCTTCCCCTTGCGTCCAAATTTTGACTTTTTTATGGTTTACAATCCGCTCTGAAAGTATGATGTCAAGCTGGTCGCGAAAAGCCTCTCCGACCGCAAAAGTCCATCCATCTGCATATCCATTTATGAAGTTTGCGATCAGGCTTGTTGATCGAACGAACTTCTTTCTCACCGGATCACCTAATTATGCCCGCCGTTATTGGATCCATGAGGCCTTCTCCGATCCTCACCCGATCGCCGCTCAATCCCATCCGGTCCAATCCCCGTAGTTTGTCTGCGATCAGTAGCCGCGCGGCTTTGCTGCTGCGCAATCCAGGTTAATTCCGCCACCTGTTTTTCCAGATTTTCAAGGCGCTCCTCTGTTTTTACCGTCCCGCTGAAAGCCTCAAGGTTAGCCATTATAGCCCGTTTCAACACCGGGTTTTGGGATTCAAGAATAACGTCGAGCAGACTATGCGCGGTATCTGGCTCTCTCTCCGCTGTATTTTTTTCCGACCCGATGAGCATTTCACCATTACCGGTCAGCAACCAGGCAACATTTAAATCCGTATGCAGAACTATTTTTTGAAAAGTATCGGCGCGTGGGGCTGACACATTGTTTTCGATTCCAGATAACGTTCCTTGTGAAATTTCAATAAGTTGTGCAAGTTCTATAGTAGAAAAGTCCTTCTTTTTACGGTAGGTGTGCATCCTTCCGCCGATGGATGTCTCATCATGCAGATATTTTTCTCTTGACATTATCCGTATACCGATACTATGATTAACGTAAGCTGATACTTCAAACAATGGACGGCAACAATGGACGCTAAAGAAATCAGGATCGAGTTTATTCGCAAAGACATCAACCAGGCGATGGTTGCCAGGAAGCTCGGCGTCAGCTCTTCGCTGGTTTCGCGAGTGATCGATCGCAAGGTCGTTTCACGTCCGGCCTCGCAAGGAATTTCAGACGCCATCGAGCGCCCGATCGAGGAAGTTTTCCCCGAGCTGTCCGAGTGCGCCGAGCGCCGCCGCGTTGCGTGCAATTAGGGTGCTTCAATGAAGCCTGGACGATATCCATCAATCCTTCAAGAAGGTGACGTTGTACTCCCGCGTGTAGGAGCCGCAACTGTCGAAAAGTTTTTCTGTCAAGTCCATAGCAGACGTCCGCACGGACTCCGGGAGCTTGTCTATTTTTTTGGTAAGCTGCTGATGTATCTGGCTGATGAAAAGAGCCGGGTTTTTCGTTTCAGGGGCCGCAGCTCTCAGGACATGCGCCAGGACGTACTCAATGACCGATAAGCGCCCATACAAATCAGTTATGTGGTCAACGACGGGATCCATTTCAAATCATAACCCGTACTGCATTGACAAGTCAATTAGTTTACCAGGTGCTATTAATGAGTGAGATTTCGGTACGGATCAACAACGTCACCGTCGAAGCCATCAACGTCTACCGCCGTGCCGCATCCGACGAAAAGTGCATCGACGGACTCCAGGCGAAGCTCACTCCATCCCAGAAAGAATCGATCCGAACCATCTGCAATGAAAACGGCCTCGACATGAGCACCTTCGCTCGCGAGGCCATTTCTTTTTACATCGACATTTTTCCGTACAAGAAGAAGATCCACAAGCACCACCGCTTGCTCCGTCAGGTTTTGGACGGGTTATCCTGAATTTTTTTTGCGGGTGCAAGTTCACCCGGGTGCACTTGGCCATGACCGAAGTTAACCAAACAAAAACTGTAGCAAACGCGAGCATCACCGCTTTCATCCAGCGCATAGAGGCCATCCAGGAGCAGCACAACCGGCAACTTGACGCCCTGAAGGCCGAGCTGCGGGCCATGCTGCCGGAGTGCCACGACCAGGCGCGTTACCAGAAGCTGCGGGTGATCTGCTCCGATCGCAACAAAATGCGGGCCTTCCGCGACGGGAGGATCAAGCTATGAAAACCGGAATTATCAGCGATGTTATTTTTGTCATGATTACGGTGGTGGCCCCTCTCTGCTTTATCGGATGGCTGCTCACGGCTGGCATGGAAATGATGCAGCCGCTGCTGGCTATTATTTCGGTTAAATAGGGGAGGTAGACGATGATCAGGTCTGTCTGTTGCGTTTGTGGAATCCAATACGGCACCAAGTCGGACGGCCGTGCCGAAGTGCTCGACTCGCACGGCTTTTGCCAAAAGCACTACGACGAGGCCATGGCCAACATCGAAAGCCAGTTCGCCGAGCTGCCGGCGGACATGGCGCACTGGGAGGAGCGATGCTAACCACCACATTGTCGCTGCTGCGACAGCACGAAGCCTGCATGGATCGTTACACGCACCTACGAAATGCACTCGGCAAGGGCTATGGCGATAAACCTATAGCCATCGTTAAAATCCTCGAAACAAACGGGCTGGATGACGCTTTATGGGCGCTGCGTGCGGTGCCCGAAGAGCAAGCCTCAGAACGCGACCTACTGTCGCGGACGTTCGCGTGCCGCTCAGTCCGCGAGACGCCTCTCGTAGATGGCCGCCGGGTCTGGGATTTACTCGAAGACGAGCGCTCACGAGCGGCAGTCGTGGCAGCGGAAGGCTTTATCGCTGGAAAAATATCTGCCAAAGATTTGGCCGCAGCCAGGGCCGCAGCCAGGGACGCAGCCTGGGCCGCAGCCAGGGCCGCAGCCTGGGACGCAGCCTGGGCCGCAGCCAGGGCCGCAGCCAGGGCCGCAGCCTGGGACGCAGCCTGGGACGCAGCCAGGGCCGCAGCCTGGGACGCAGCCAGGGACGCAGCCTGGGCCGCAGCCAGGGCCGCAGCCAGGGCCGCTCAAGAAAAAATATTTCATGAAGTGTTCGCCGAGCCGGCGGCGGATAGGGCGCGGGAGGTGGCTGCATGAAAAATCTTGAAGACTACCTCATCACGTTTTTTCAAGTGGCAATCGTCGCAACGATAATCGGCATCGTCGCCCTTGTAGCGGCCGATGCCTGGATGAAGGAAGACATCGCTCGTGTCTATAAACTGAAGCAGCACTTTTACGACGTGGCCATGTCAACCGACGTTTCGCCGCCGCGAGCTCCGACGGGCGTTAAACCGAACTACGGCGATCTTAGTGAGCCTAAGACGCGGGTGTTCGCAGATGCAAGCCAGAAAAAGCAGGGAGGGCGCTGATGTCTCCATTCTGGGGTGGGTTAATTATCGGGCTATTCCTGGGGTGCAACGTGGGCGTCGTGGTGGTCGCTTTGCTCGTAGCAGCCAAAAGTGGCGAGTGGGGTCCAAAGATTGAGAGCTGGCTCGCATAGAAGACGGGCTGACCCATGTGCGGCGACAATGACTTCGTGATGTGTGACGTGCCCAAGGACGCGATCGATATGATGATCACGGCCTGGTCAGACTTTAAACGCGCCCCCAGCGACTACGACAAGTTTCGCGCGTTCGACTGGCTTATGAATGTGGCGGCAGCAAAATGGCAAAGCTACAGCGACACGCGCAAGGCGAGCGGGGCCTGATGGTGGACGATGCAGCGCAGCCCATGCCAGGATTGCAGCGTTCACCTAGTAGGCCATGACAAGAACGGGCCTGAGTGCCTGTCATGTGACAAGCGCGTGGCTTATGTGGTGGCGCTCGAAGGCAGATCCGGACCGGTGCCGGTGGAGATGACGGACATGGCTGTAAAAAGGTTCACCGAAGAAGATGACCGCTTGATACTGACCGCCGATCTCAGCACTAAGCAGATTGCAGAAAAGATCGGTCGCTCAGTTGGAGCGATCTATGTTCGCAGGTCATTGCTTGGCGGCCAGCAGCCCAATGTCAAAAAGATGAAAAACGTCCCGGACACCGCAATGCTTCCTGGCGCGGATTTACCAGACACCACCATAAATCTGGAGGACTACCCAGATGTCCTCGAACAACTGCGCAAGCGCGCGGACGACGAGCTGCGTACAGTCAAGAATCAGGCGCTGTGGTTTATCAAGTGCGCGCTGCAAGGGGGCGCTACTGATAACCGACGTGTCCCCGACCGCACGGCCTGAAGTTGTAGAGGTAACGCTGGCGCTGAACGGCCGGCAACTGCGCCTACGGCGCGACCAGTGCGAGTTCTGGCCTGGGAAGGTGTTCGTGCCACTGTGGCTGTATGAAAAGGTGATGGAATGGGCGAGCCGGTAGAGTTCTGCGGGGAGATCAAGTGGGAAACTGAAAATGCTTTCAAGGTCTTCGACGGCGCGAATGAGATCTGGTTGCCTAAAAGCAAGATCATATCGAAGCGGCGTGTCTCCACCAGTGATGGTGGGGACTTCGTTTTTGTGATCCCCGAATGGCTGGCGGTCGAGAAGGGGATCATTTAGGCAGGTGGGGAAAACAACAGGGGGGCGGATATGAAGAAGGAAACGAGCGTGTTTCAGGAAATACCACTCACCGAGATCAAGCCGAACCCGTTGAATCCGCGACGGAGAGGATTCGATGGCCCGGCGTTCGACGAGCTGGTGGCATCGATCGTGTCAAAGGGCGTGCTGCAGCCGGTCCTGGTGCGGCCGAAGGGCAAGAGCTTCGAGCTCGTCGCCGGCGAGCGTCGTTTCAAGGCCTGCTGCGCGATCGCCGAGAAAAACGGCGGCATGAAGTCCGCCACGATCCCGGCAATGGTACGGGATCTAGACGACGAGGCGGCCTTCGATGTGATGATGATCGAGAACCTGCAGCGCGAGGACCTCTCCGAGCTCGAGGAGGCCGAAGGGTTCAAGGCCTGGATCGACAAGCGCGGTCCGGAGTCCCTCGAGGACCTGGCGCAGCGCACCGGGATCCACCCAGGCTACATCCGCCGGCGGGTGGCGCTGCTGGATCTGCCGGATAAAGCGCTCAAGGCGTGGGATGCCGGAAAACTCAAATATGGCCACCTCGAGGTGCTGATCCGGATCCAGGACAAGAAGCAGCGCGCGGAGTTCCTGGCGCATGCTCTCAATGAGAACTGGTCCGCGAAGGAGCTGCGGCGGCGGATTGACAGCGAAAGCCCGTCGCTCAAAAAAGCGCTGTTCGATGCGGACCAGGATGAATGCCCGCAGTGCTTCCACAACACCGACAAGCAGAAGAGCCTCTTCGCGCTGGACGACATCGCCGGCGCCGCCTGCATGAAACCGGTCTGCTTCAAGCAGAAGCAGAACAACTGGCTTTCCGCCAACTGGAAGGCATCCGAGCTGCGGCGCAAGTTCAAAACCAACGGGTTCAGGTTTGAGGATCATCTCAACAGAAGCGCCACTGGCGAATCGTTCTTCCAGGGCGAGAAGGTGTTCATCGAGTGCAAGGCCTGTGAAAAGTTCGTGAGCCTGATCGGGATCGATGGCGAGCCCGCGTATGGAAGCTCAGGGTCAGGGCGGTTCTGCCTGGATCCGAAATGCAGGAGCGCGCTGAAAGCAAAGGACGGGGCCGCCAAGACGAAACAGAAAAAGAAGTCGCAGCAACTCCCGATCGACGGCGGTTTGGGGGAGACGGACGGCGAGCCCACGGCCGAGGAGCCCCGAGTGTCGTGGCACGGCGAGTTCTTCCGTGAGAGATTCTACGAGACCGCCCTGCCGCCGAGTATCATTGAGATAGACCCTATGGGTGAGCAGGCACTGCGCATTGCCATCCTATCTATGATCAACCTGGCTGGCTACAACTGCGATCTGAAGGGCCTCCTGCAGAAATATCTTGGCCTGCCGAAGCAGCGCTATATGAGCGGCGAACAGGTCATCCAGGCCCTGGCATATCCGGCTGCCAACCTGGCTGCCCTGCTGCTGCACCTGTCTCAGCACGTCATCATGAGCGGCAGCAGCACTGCTATGTGCAGGCGTGCCGTTGCCGATCACATCGGCATCGACCTGTCCAAGGAATGGCGCATCACCGACGAGTACCTGCAGAAGAAGATCAAGGCCGAGATCCTGGAGATCGGCGAGAAGTGCGGGGTGTTCAAGCAGGAGGCAGTGCAGGCCTACCTGTTTGAGAAGCTGCTAAAGAAGCGCGGCAAGTTCGACGCATGCAAGAAGCCCGAGCTGGTCGAGTTGTTCCTGAAGTCCGGCGCCGACCTCGCCGGCGTCGTGCCCGAGGAGATCCTGCGCAAGCCTGATAAGCCGCCGATCTACGATCAAGGCGACGAAGAGCCCACCTGCCGCGTCTGCGGCTGCACCAAGGATGACTGCAGCGAGTGCATCGAGGTAACCGGCCATCCCTGCCATTGGTCTGAGCCTGATCTGTGCAGTCGCTGTGCTACCGAAATGGATCACACCACCACTGAAGCCGCCTAACCCATGAGGGCAACCAACGGAATGAACACGGAACGGACCATATCCCGCGCCCCCGCCTTCCCGGCGGGCCCCGCACCCCCACCAGGAGCGAGTGATCATCCAAGGTC